ATCAGTGCGTCACGATCAGCGAAGGATATTGCTGGAACGGGATCGGCTTCGATCTTGTGATCTTCAACCTCTCTGGCTTGGTCAGCTTCATCGACATCGCGGTAAGCGGTTGCACGACTCAGGTGATATTTGCGCTGGAGCGTTGCAGCGACATCAGCTTTTTGAAAGCCCATGTCCAGCAGCTTTTTGGCGTGTCCTTGATGGGACTCCCTAGCGATTTGGGAACGCTTCATGTGAGCCCCCTGTTGCGCTCACGGGCGTCAGGAATTGAATCCAGGTAGTCCTGCCATTCAGCCTGTTTTCGTCGTTCCTCAATCTCCTCCTCAGATTCAGGGGGCCATTGCTCCTGCAGTTCAGACGGCAGGAGATCGTCGATGTCGTCAGTACGGATGGTCATACAGGCAGCCCCTCGAAGTAGTTGATGCAAGCTTCCACCGCATCTTTTACGGCTTCAAATTGCACCTCATCATTCAGCTGGCAGGCGATGTCGGAAGCCAGCTCCTGCGCCTTTGATGCCTGCTCGTTGTTTGAGGCTGTCACCGCTAACAGCAGGGCAATGGCCAGAGCTGCTGCGTGGCTTTTCGGTTTGTAGTCTTGGGTCATTGTTGCGGGTGTTGTTGATTGGAACGGAAGGAATACCTCTCCCCGGATGAACTGGAGTTGATTCTCGAAGCGTTGCATCACTTCAAGAGTTCACCGGATGGACGAAAGCACGCTGGTCGATTGACCTGGCTTCGGGAGAAGTTCGTTAGATGCCGTGTGGAACGGACGGCGATCATTTCGACAGCGGGTCAGTGAGTCATAGGCTCAACCCTCCCATGAGAGGAACAGATCCTCTATGTAGTTGAAGTCGCGTGAATAGATGCCTTGGTTTTCTAATAACAGGAAATACCTGCCATCCGATAACCTCTCGAAGTATCCGTCGTCCTTGTAGACGTAGACGGTCTCGGCATCCTCAGAAATCCAGACAGCAACACCATTGAGTGTGATGCCTCTGTTTTCATCCAGCCTCTCAGCAATGTCGCCCACAAGGTAGGTTGCGATTGGTGCCATGGTTCAGTCCTCTGCTTGGTAGATCACATAGCCAATACCTAGGCTGTAAAGTCCATCTTCGTTAGGCTCCTGCGATTGCAGCGCCTCAATGTGTTCAGGGTCTGGATCGTCTTGATTGAACCAATCAATGACTCTCTGCCATACCTCAGGATTGAAGTAAGCATCCTCAAATCCATTCCATTGTTTCCCCGTTACATATCCGGGGAAAATCACCTCCTCGTCCATCTCAAATACGAGACGGGCTGGTCTGTAGGTGGTACCAGTCATCGCAAGGACGTGTAAAGGAGACAGTCGGCGGCCAAGATCCCGTAAGGTCTGGCGTCGTGGTACGTCATGAAGGTGGACTCTTCCGAACAATCGACCGGACTTCCGGCGTCGATGTTCGCAATGATCTGGTCAATTACGGCGAGTTCCGCCTCGTCCTCGTCCTCGTCCAATGAGAAGGACGAGGCATCGCCGTTGATTAGGTAGCTTGCCCAATGAGCGGGCAACATGTAGCTCTCAGTTTTCATGGGTCAGCAAATTGCAGTGGCTCGGGTGTTGTAGACATGCTCTATCGGATAGCGGGAACCCTCCATGTCCTTGTCGCTGTAGACATACAGCGCACAGCCTCGCGGGTCTTCTTGGTGGTAAATCTTCAGGTCAAACCGTGCAGCGGTCCCACGGGCTAGGCTCAACCAATGCTGTTCATCGATTAACGATCCGCCAAGGTTGCATTGATCCTCAGCCCAGCAGTGCAGGTTGACCTCACACGCTCGTAATCGGTCCCATGCGTAGCGCGTAAGCTTGTGATGCTTAAACAGAAATTGCTTGTTGGTCATAGTTTCAAAGGTCAATGATTGAATAGTTGGCCACCGATGATGGGATGCCGCAACGGGCTAACCCGTCATTCTGTTCCTCACAGAATCCCTCCGCATCATCAAGTTCCCAGAACTCCGCCACGTTCTGCGGCGTGTCCAGTTCATCACTCCAGAACCGGACCAGGAATTTAGGACGCGTCATCGTGTCACAATGCGATAGGTCTGGGTTCCCGTGTGTTGCACTGGTACGTCAGACAGTTGCGCTAGTCCGACATGCCAGAGCGTGCCGATCATTCCAACCGTGAACAGTGCCATGCAGCCATCGTGAATGGCTTTCTCTAGTGCCCTGCTCATCGTTTCACCCAGCGAAACTTTGCCTGTGGTTCGACGCGCTCCCATAAGGTCAGCATCGAGAACGCTGCCTCTCTGCTCTCAGCCACCGCGCAATGGTCAAGCCATTGACCCGATGGGACATGAAAACGTTGTAGCTGGAAATACTCCATTGTGTTGGTTGGTAGTTGTTTGTGGTTGGTTTTCTCTCACATTGCGACCGCGACGCTGTAACGGTGCGATCCGGTGAGAATGTAGGCGACCGCTGGCAGGATTAACCCGGCTTGGTCGCCTGTTTTGTTGGTTCGGTGTCAGGCAGCGGCTTTGTCTGCTTTGTTGGAGCGGATTCTGTCGCCTAGCCGCGTCATTGATGACAGCAGCTCAGCGTGGATGTTGTCGCAGTCGCCGGACCAATGGCGTTTCTCGATGTAGTCACAGACTGCTTTGAGCAAGTCGGACTCGTCCAAGTAGCGAATCTCCACGACGTGCGCGGGATTCTTGATGGTGATGGAATTGGACTCGATGTGAACGATGCTGCATTGAGCGTCGTACCGGTCAGTCGTGAGCTTGTTCATCGTGTTGTGTGTTGTGTGTTGTGTGTTCAACGAGAGTTGTTGTCCCTCCCGCTTGATTCATATCCTACAGCATCAGCGCCCCGATGCAACGCCCTGATGCAAATTTCCTGATAAGAATTTCTGATGAATTCATTCTCAATAGTGTGGAGTAGTTGATTCTCAATAGCGGGGGTGCTATTGCGAATACCTACCCTAGCAGCATTTTTCGGGGAACTTAAACATATATTCGCTGAACAGTTCTTTTGTATTAAAAAAGCCCCCCAGTGATGGGAGGCTTGGAGTGACGGGGGTCCGGGTCGAGTTTATCGAACTGTCAATCGGGCTTGTCCTGAATTTTGATAGTCAATTCAGGCGCTTGGATATTGACGGTTTCAACGGACTCACCGATGACACGTCCAATGGAGTCAAGGACTTGCGTTGCAGTTTGCAGTTGTCCTTTCTTCAGGGCTTGATGGAAGAGCTTGGTCCGCATGTGCTGCAGACGAGCGAGCATATTTTCGCGATCATTTTTCCAGTCTTCATCGACCAGCTGTTTTACAGCCGCCCAATCGCGCCAGGCAGTTTTAATTGAGACCTGTTCTTTGTCAGCGTGATCGTAAACAAGTGCCCGAGCGGACAAGCCATCCAACTGGCGACGATATAAACGCCTGACACGGGCTTCTACAACAGCATCAGGCGATCGTCCGACGGTCATTGCCTTAATTGATTACCTTTCCCCGATACTACCCCCTGCTGGAGCGGTTTGAAGGGGGGTAGGGGTTGAAAACCTCCGTTATTGTGGAGCGCATGGCAGTAAAAGACCAACCGATTGAGCTTCGCTGGGCACAAGGCGAAGTTTTTAAATGCGACAAACGTTTCAGGGTGTTGGTTGCGGGTCGCAGATTCGGCAAATCGTACTTGGCCTGTGTTGAGCTGTTGCGTGGAGCGTTGAATGCACCGGGTGAGACGTTTTTTTATTGTGCTCCGACGTATCGGATGGCGAAGGATATTGCGTGGCGAGCATTAAAGAAGCTGGTTCCGAAGGTTTGGATCAAGACAAAGAACGAAACCGACCTTCGGATTGAGCTGATCAACGGTTCAACGATTGAATTGAAGGGTACAGAGAACGCAATGGCGTTGCGGGGCCGCAGTTTGAGCGGTGTTGTGTTGGACGAGGCTGCATTTATGGAGCCAGAGGTATGGTTTGAGGTGATTCGACCGGCTTTAGCGGATAAGGAGGGTTGGGCGTTATTTATTTCAACACCTGATGGGACGGCTAGCTGGTTTTACGATTTGTGGTGTTATGTAGAGGAAGATCCAAAGGATTTATGGCGTCGATGGAGTTATACGACGATTGATGGAGGAAATGTCAGCAAACAGGAGGTCGAAGCAGCCCGCGCTCAACTTGATACGCGCACGTTCCGCCAGGAATTTGAAGCGTCGTTCGAGAATCTCACCGGACTGGTTGCCATCAGCTTCTCCGACGACAACATCTCGACCGAAGCCGCCGACATCTCTATCCAGCCCCTTCTTCTAGGCGTTGACTTCAACGTGGATCCAATGAGCGGCATTTGCGCCGTCAAAGATCAGGATACGTTGTATGTATTTGACGAGATCATGCTGACGGGCGGGGCCACCACTTGGGATTTTGCGGAAGAGGTCACACGTCGGTACGGGGTGGATCGTCGAGTTATTGCGTGTCCCGACCCAACAGGCGGAGCCAGAAAGACGAGTGGTGTTGGCGTAACGGACCATGCCATCCTTAGACGCAGTGGTTTTACGGTGCAGAGTCCCAGATCACCGTGGAAGATCCGCGACAAGATCACAGCAGTCAACACAGGTTTGATGGATGCTTCTGGAACGCGCAGGGTGAAGATCCATCCGAGGTGTAAGGAGTTGATCAAGTCGTTGCGGACGTTGACTTACGCTCCAGGCACTGGTCTGCCTAACAAAAACCTAGGTGTGGACCACGCTTTCGACGCTTTCGGGTATTTGGTGTTGCAGCAATTCAACCTTGCAAAACCCGAAACTTTGGGGCCAACAAGCTACCGGCTTTACTAAGATGGCTGGGTACTTTGCCAAATGGGCAAGGACAAGTCTCCTGCAGCGGATCAGGAGTGAGGAGCGTCAGGCGCGTGAGCCGGTTCTAGTCCGCAATCATTTAAGGCGTTAGACTGTTTTTATCGTCGCATTTTGCGTCATGCCTGGACATTACGGAGCTGGTGGCAAGAAAAAGCCCAACGGCAAGAAGAAAGGTATGAAGAAGGGCAGCAAGAAGATGCGATGCAGCTGTGGCAAGTGAAAACGTCCCAACCAACAGGGC